GGTATCTGTATGTCAATGATGCTGCCGGAGAAGGACAATGTCTTAGAATAAAGTCTAATCCAGTACACGATCATTCAGCTGATCCTTCAGTTATAATTACTTGCTATGATGATTTAGCAACCGCTATAACAACAAGTTCACGCGTTACTTTAATTGCTGATCCACGCAGTGCTTTAATTGGTCAAGCGGCTACTACTACAGGGGCTACATTAGGAGTTACAGTAGTTGATATGGTGGCAAGTGCCTATGGTTGGTTTGCGGTTTCAGGACCTGCAGCAGTATTAACCTCAGGAACGTTAGTTGTAGGTAATCACGCAGTGCCATTAGGTGCAGTTGGTGCGGTTGGACCCGCCGCAGGTGATGTTATACAAGTGATTGGTGTGGTTATGATTGTTAACGTAACGACTGATTACTCACTAATTAACCTCACTGGTATTATCTAGGAGTAACTTATGGCAGATGCAGTCACAAGTCAAAAGATTATTGATAATGACAAAAGGCTAGTCTATAAATTTACTAATATTTCCGATGGTTCTGGAGAAGCCTCTGTTGCTAAAATAGATGTTTCTGGATTAAATACTAATAATGAGGGAGAAACTTGCACAAGAGTTACGCTTACTCAACTTTGGTACGATGTCGGAGGTATGAGAGTTGCTATTGAATGGAACGCATCTTCTAATGTTGTAGCTTTTGTCCTTGGGGGCAGTGCTGCAGTAGGTGTCTCATCTGGTTATTATGACTTTAGAGATTGGGGCGGTGTTCCTAATAATGCAGGTAGTGGTATAAATGGAGATGTTGATTTAACAACTCACGGACATACTGCTCATGATCATTATTCGATAGTAGCTGAATTTATTAAAAGTTATTAATCATGGCTACTTCAGGAACTCGCGCATTTAGCTTAGATGTAGCGACAGCAGTGGAAGAAGCATACGAACTTGCGGGGTTAGAAGCCCGCACTTCGTATGACGCCATTACTGCTAGACGTTCTATGAACATTATGTTTGCGGATTGGTCTAATAGAGGTATTCAGATGTGGGAAGTCTCTAAAGTAGAACTTACTCTCACAGAAGGAACTAATGAATACGCTATTAACTCCTACGATATAGACGTACTCGATGCGTATATTGAAAGAACTGTTGGTGGAGTAGTTACAGACTACACGTTAGATCGAATAGACCGTAATGAGTATATCGGTATTCCTAATAAAAGCACAAAAGCTAGGGCGAGTGAGTATTGGGTAGAGCGATTAAAATCCCCTGTTATTCATTTATATCCAACACCCGAGAACTCAACCGATAAACTCGTTTACTATGTTTGGCGTACAATAGAGGATTCTAACGCACAAGTTAATGACGTAGATATCCCTACTCGGTTTATGCCTTGTTTAGTATCTGGACTTGCTTATTACTTGTGTTTAAAAAAGAACGTACAAAAACTTCCTATTATGAAAGAGCAATATGAACAAGACTTAATGAACGCGTTAAAATATGACGAAGATCGTTCTCCAGTAAGACTTGTTCCTAGACAAGAATATATTTAATGGCTTATGCTACAGGAAAATACGCTTACTTCATATGTGATACCTGTGGTTTTAGATATCCGTATAAGACTGCAAAAGGAACTTGGGAAAATTTTAGAACTTGTTCTGAATGCTATGAGCCAAAACATCCTCAATTAGACCCTCCAAGTATTACAGCAGATGCGGAACAGTTATGGAAACCTCGACCTGACGTTCCTTTACCTCAAAGTCAATTAGGGGTTATAATCACTACAAATCTTTCGGCAGCAGGAATGACCTTTGCGTCTGATCCTATAGGAACTGATTTTGATGGACTTGGAGCAACAAGTGAAATAGGTAACGTAACGGTGGAAACATAATGGCAGGATTTACATACAGTGGATTAAAAACAGCCGTTCAGAATTACTTAGATAATACTGAAACGACATTTACTAATACCTTAGATACTTTTATTCAAACCGCTGAAGAAAGGGTTTTAAAAGCGGTACAACTTCCTGTTTTTCGTAAAAACGTAACAGGTTCAGCGACTAGTGATGTTGCATATTTAGCAACGCCTACTGATTATTTATCCCCGTATAGCTTAGCTGTATTAGACTCAAGCAGTAATTATAGCTATCTTTTATTTAAACACCCGTCTTGGATTAGGGATTATACTCCCGCAGCAGCAACTACGGGGCAACCTCTTTACTACGCGCAGTTTGATGACGATACTTTTATATTAGCCCCCACTCCCTCGAGTAATTTAACTTTTGAATTACATTATTATTACAGACCCACTTCATTGGTATCGGGAGAAGACAGTGGTCAAACATGGCTTTCAAAAAATGGACCTAATGCCATGCTTTACGGAGCTCTAGTAGAAGGAGCCGTATTTATGAAATCTTCTACAGAAACGATTACTTTATACGAAACTAAATTCCAAGAAGCCTTGGCTATGTTAAAAATTCTTGGTGAGTATAGAGATCTTAGAGACGAAGCTAGAAGTGATAGTGTAAAACTAAATCCGCAAGGAGGCGCTAATGTTTAGCGTAGACGTAGTAAGTACGATAGGAGATGTAGCAGTAAAAACCACTCAAAACAAAGGGTTAAGTCCAGAATATTGGACAGGAAGAATAATGGAACGACTTGTTCAGGTTAGTGATAGTGCGGATCCTATGGTTAAAGCACAGGCTAGAGCATACAAAGATACGATTGAAAAAGTTGTTTTATTGTACATGAAACAAGCTATAGCTAGTGATAGAGCTACTGTGGCGGGTTTATTGGATAAACAAGGTCATACAGAAATGGCTAAAATAATTAGGAGGCTATAATGGCTATAACACAAGCAATGGCAACTTCTTTTAAAAAAGAATTGTTAGAAGCTAAACACAATTTTTTAAACTCAGGCGGTAGTACTTTTAATTTAGCATTGTATACCTCATCGGCTTCTCTTGGAGCCGCGACAACTGCCTACACAACAACAGCTGAAGTAAGTGGGACAAACTACACTGCGAAAGGCGCAGCATTAACTAGAGTTGATCCATCTACTTCAGGAACCACTGCATTTACTGATTTTGCTGATCTTACATTCTCAAATGCTACTGTGACGGCTAACGGTGCGATGATATTTAATGATTCAGTTTCTGGAGATCCGTCGGTTTGTATCTTAGCATTTGGCGGGGATAAAACCTCTACTGCAGGTGATTTTACAATTCAGTTTCCTGCCGCCGATGCTAGTAATGCTATAATTCGTATTGCATAGGAAGATAGATGGCTACCGGTTGGGGTAGAAGTACATGGGGTGACGACAAGTGGGGAGTTACCTCTGCTATATTTGCAGTAACAGGTGTAGCCGGAACTTCTGCATTAGGTGCAGAAACGGTAGATGCAGCAGCTAATGTAGCTGTTACAGAATCAGCGTTAACTACTTCACTAGGTAACGCTATTACTGCGGGAGCAGCCGTAACAGGTGTAACTGCTGTCACAAGTACAGGAACGTTAGGAGATGAATCTGTAAGTTGTGCAGCGAATGTTTCTGTAACTACGGTTGTAGGAACTTCTGCATTAGGTACAGTAACTACTGTATCTAATAATAATTTAGATGTTACAGGTTTAGCGGGAACAAGTGCATTAGGTAGTATAACCACACAAGCCAATTCTGATAACCTAGTTACAGGTTTTGGTTTAACCGCATCTTTAAATTCAGTAAACGTTTGGGGGCTTGTTAATACAAGTCAAACACCTGATTGGAATACTATTTCAGACACTCAAACACCTGATTGGAATACTATTTCAGACACTCAAACACCGGATTGGCAAGAAGTTGCTTAACTTTTATAAAAAACACAGTTATAATCAAAAGGACACGTTTGGAGAATATCAATGGCATCGACATATGTAAATAATTTAAGACTCAACGAAATGGCTACTGGTGATGGTAGTGGAACTTGGGGTACTACAACCAATACGAATTTAGAATTAATCGGTCAAGCTTTAGGCTACGGCACTAGAGCTATAGCAAACGCTTCAACTGATAACATCACCATTGCAGACGGAGCTTCCGATTCTGACAGAGCAATGTACCTTAAACTGACAGGCGGTGGTCAAGCTTGTACTGTAACGCTTTTACCAAACACCGCATCTAAAATATGGATGATGGAAAATGCTACTTCTTACACACTCACGTTTACTTGTGGTAGTGGAGCTAACGTAGCGATCCTGGCTGGAGAAACAAAGATTATAGCCACTGATGGAGCAGGCTCTGGTGGTGTGGTTTATGACGTATTAACCGATACAAATTTAGCAGGAACTACTAAAACAGCAGCATTAACCAATGCTGGTGCTTTATCTAATCAAGGAACAGTAACCGTAGGCGTAGACGATACTGGTTATGACGTTAAATTCTTTGGAGCAACGTCAGGCAAATATTGGTTGTGGGATGAATCAGCAGATGGCGTTCTGCAATACAGCACATTAACAGTAGGTGTTAATGACACTGGCTATGACGTTAAATTCTTTGGTGCCACTTCTGGAGCTTATATGCTCTGGGATGAAAGTGCTGATGACTTAAAATTAGTAGGAGCAGCAGGATTAACTGTTGCAGGAGACATAGACGTAGACGGCACTACAAACCTTGATGTCGTGGACATTG